TAAATAGCTGGGAATCATTTTCAGAAGGAAGATTATATTTTTTCCTTAATGCTTTCCAGTTAAATATCTCTCCTGAGAATGCACCTACAAAATTCTCTCCCCATCTTTTATCTTTTAAAGGTTGTTTGTACTCAGACTTTTTTAGTGAAGTCATAGGTAAAACATTGTGAAGCACGAAAGTGCCATCAGCATTAACTACGGAGCTCTCAAGTCCTCTATGAGATAGACTGTTGGTAAGTGCCTTGACTAAATAATTATCTAAAGCCTTTTCTGTCTTATAAACTAAAAATCCGCACATATCATTCTCCTATTAATTTCTTTAAAGCATATTCATCGTTATTAAAACAATGAAAAGATGTAGATGAAAACATAATTGCACCTGGTTCTAAACTGGGATCAACTTTCTCGATCATCCACATAACTAGTCGATTGGCAAAATAAAGATCGTTATGGAAATGCCTTATTGCATCACATGATCGCATAGGATAATGACAATGCATTTTGTTATCTCTGACAATTAAATGCCATCCCAAAGTGCAAGGGATACGATGATTATCTTTTGCAGCACTTAAATCTTCTGGGAAGAACATAGGTATGTAACATTGACGAGTATATAAATCTCGTTTCAATAGCTCTACTGCGTCACTTAAATCACCAATTTCAAATCGAATCCCTTTATGTAATCCCTTAGACCACATCCTTTCCGGATAGGAATGACTAAACTTTTCTCCTTCCAAATAATCCTCAGTATCTTTTAACCAGTCTTTATGTGAAGGTGGAGGATTTAAAGGTAATCCACCTACCCTTTCTTTAAAGTGATCATCTGCCCAGGGTAAAGATGGTTGGGTTTGTTTTGTCAATTCCTCCATATCTTTGCACATTAACATTTCAACATTCATATTCAATACTTCCAAGAAATCAAAAGGTGCTGCATCGCCTTGCCAATTATCGGTTTTAACTATTTGACCATAGTTATAGAGATCTTCTCTGCATCTGAGGATACCATGTTCAATGTCTCTAGCTCTGATCTGCATTATTTGATTCTCTTAAAGATCGGACATACCTGCTCTAAGGGTGGACGAGTGCCATGAAAGTTCTCGTACGTGTTCATAAATAGAGAACGGGGGTAATGATCAAGTGCAATTGTGCCTATGTGCTCCATATTATCTGGCATAAGATCTGCTAGCATCTTATGCAACTGCCAAACTTGTTTCTTTTTCATCATATCTTTAATAACGAAAATAGCATGTCCGCCTACTTTTAATTTCTGACAAGATTTATCCTGAATAGCTTTCATCTTTTGCCAGTAAAGATCGTTAGACTTCATTAATCCAGAATTGCCTCCCTTTTTATAACTTAAAGTATTATTATCACCAATGCCTTTGGTATGATCACCGCCATCAGGATAAGGATTTGAAAAGTTAACTAATGCACAACTTCCGTCTTTAATGTTATCTAATTGCAATTCCGAATCACCTTCAAAAACGGAATAAGAAGCATCAGGTAAGAAATACTCTACTGTTGGAACTAAAACCTCATGAAAGAATTCATACTCAACACCTACAAACTTTCTGTCTTGTACAAAGGCTTCAACTGCAGTCGTACCTGATCCAGCAAAAGGATCTAAGATCGTATCGCCTTCATTTGTAAATGTATCAATTGCCCAACGGATAGCATGTAATGGTGTTTTTGCAATGTGCTTACTATTCATCTTAGGATAATATTTATTCCTAACATTCTTATTAAGTCTCTCCCCGTTTTCACCTTCTAAAACACCTAACCATTTATTAGGATGACAGTAATCTTCTTTCGAATAGAATCGGTCGGGGTAAGTGTGAGCAGATAATACAGGCTTTGGACCTAAGTTTTGTTTTGCATCGTCTAAGATTGACATTAGTTTTCTCCTTGTTGTTCAATTAAATATTTTTCTAAAAGTTTTGCATATCCTGCAATGTCGTGGATGTTATCTGTATACATTGGATCGCCACATACTGACCTGGCAATCTTACTAAAGATCATGTGAAATGCTTGTTTGTGAACAGGTGTTAGATTTTCCCATTGGGGTGCAAAAGAAATAACATCCATTAAATCTTCTGTAACACGAGCAACATACTTAAAGTCACCATATCTATTGCCTCTTTCTTTTAGTGTATCTTTAAGCTCCATGCTTATCTCCAAATAATTCTTGTTGTTTATTAGCTTGTACCAAATCAGTTAATACCGGTGGCTTCCAATGCTCAGGTTTAACTAAGTCGATTTGGAAATTACCTCTTTTAGCATTCTTACCAACATTCTTATTACAATTGGCTCTCATAACTCTTCTGAATCCTTCCTCGAATACTTCTAACATACCCTGTCTTTCCGCAGTACCTATTGCAAAGATAACCAAATCTAATAAGGCATCTAATTCGTCCTCTTTGGTTTCTGCATCCATGTATTCATCTAATTCCTCTTGCATTGCTACAATTCTGAAATCTTTTTCCTCGTCTGTCCATCTCATGTGTCTTGATGTAATTCCGAATTTCAAATGCATTCGAGCAATTAGGTCAATAAATGTATTTTTTTCTTGGTCTTCCATGTTTTTCTCCTATTTAAAAAGTTTAATTATATACTCATTTCACTTATCGTAAAATATATTTTACTCATGTCCAATATCTTTTAAGATATCGTAAGCTTCTTGAATGTATCTATCGTAATCGATATCTGTTTCCATTCCTTCTAATTCCATAACAGGTCTAGATCCATCGGACTTAGGTACTTTGTTACCGTTCTTTTTGTAAGTTATCTTTTCACCATCAGTAGAATAGATCCAACGAACAACTCTACCAAGGTATTGGTCTCTCCATATTGCTCCACCTGTAACAGATCTAACCGTTAGGAATTGAGTAATGTCTTTGCATTCTTTAATTGTTTTCTCAATGTCTTTATTATCAGTTAAGAAATCAACTACAGATTGAACACAGATTGTTGCTGCAGGATTCTTACTAATTTGATTCATTGTGAATATGCCTTTACCTTTAGCTCCGTAATCCGTGATAGCTAAATAGTTATTAACATCTCTTGAATATAATCCTTTGTATCTGGTTTCTTCTAATTCAAATGCTGTATCTAATTCCCATTGGAAACAAATATCATCATACGTTTCATAAAGCGATTTGTCCATGATAGAAACAAAGCCATCTGTATTTGCAGAGATAACACTAATGCCTGCCTTCTCAAGTCTTTCAATTAACATTAATAAAGCTAATTGACCGGTCATAGTTACTGCCATCATCAGATCTGGGGAGTAAAGTATTGACCATTTGCTACCAAGTTTACCAAACGATCCATTGATAACAATCTTAAGTGATTGATTTACAAGTGAATTTCCAGATCGTTTAGCCTTTAATCTCTCATCTACAATGTCTTGATAAACATCTAAAAATCCTGTTCCAAGATGTTTAGGGTAAAGTCTTAAGTTTAAAATAATAGCCGGGTAGTATGACGCGACATCCCTATCACATAGCACCTCGTTATCTTTAGGAACGATTGCTTGTTTCTTTTCTGTGGAATGTATGCCACCAATACCCAAAGAGTATTTAGAACTACCTAAAAGAATCTTCATAGACTTAATTTCTTTTGGTAATTTAATAGAGCCTTTTCCGTCCAATTCAAAATGATGGTTACGGATAAAATCTAAAGCTTCATTAAGCTGTTCGCCTTCAAATTTTATATAGTCAGGGATGTCGTATTTGAACGTAGAGGAACTTTTAACGATTGGACGTTTAATTCTCTTAGACGGATACTTTTTAGTCAGTACGGACTTAATAACGACTTCAGCAATTTGTGCATCTGACTTAGATCTTAAGTCATGTCCATATTGCTCAGACATATCGTATCTAAGCTGAATTCGATCCTCAACCTTTCTATAAAGATCGATTGTAGTATTCAAGTCATTGATACAATAATCAAGCGTGTCGTCCATCTCCTGTTCAGTTAACATAGTTCCTGGACTAATTGGTAAGTCTTGAAGACGCTTAGAGTTTAATCTTCCACCATATAACTTCAGACTAACCATTACACCTGGTGCAGGATCGCTTATATCGAAATGGGACATTGCTGAAGGTTGAATCAGATCAAAGCGTTTCATGGTCATCCATGGAGCTGAGTTTTCACCAATAATAAAGTCAGAGAGTTTATGTATCTCTCTACAGGTTTTACCTTTTAATGCAAATAGAATGATCGGCATGTCGTACTTATTGCTATTGAAGCCAAAGGTTGTACGCTTATGCATAATTGACCTGAGCTTTTTAGTGGCTTCAGGGGTTAATGATTTATCAGCACCTCTTGACTCAATAGTAATAACGTTTCCATTGTCGATATTTTTAAAAGCTGCTAAGAAATAATTGGGGTAGACTTCACAGTCTAGGACAACAAAATTTTTCATAATAGGAAAGGGAGCCGAAGCCCCCTAAAGTTTATAGGTCGTCTAAGTCGTCAAAGTCTTCAGTAACGTCAGTAGCACCTAAGCCAAACGCATCACCATCTTTAAGAAATTGAATTCCGTAAAGGTTAGCATTTACACGTTTGCCAAATTTGTTATTCTGAATCCAAAGATCAACTACAGCATTCACATAACAACCTGCATAGATCTTCTCATCTTCTTCAACAACTGGAGTCTTGTCACGATCAATCACTGTTGGTCGTTTTGAGTTAGCAGCTTTGAAAGACCAATTACCTTCATAGCCATCATACTCAGACTCATCTCCATCTTTCAGGCAACGTTTGTCAGATGCAACTTTTACCTTAGCTTCAGCAATAGCAGCTTCAATTGCTGCATCTAACATTGCTTTAGTTTTAGTATCTGCTTTATCGATCAAGAACGTTGCTTCGAACTTACCTACATTACCCTCAAAATTCGCTTTCTTGAAAATTGATGGGAACGATAATCTTACATTTTTTAACATCATTTTAGACATTGTATTTCTCCTTAAATTGGCTAATCATCAGACCTAAGTTGCCAGACTTAGATTATAAGGGTGGAACATGGAGATTAACTTGAGGAAAATCAAACCGCCCTTATTTCATTTTATTTTATTGTTCAGTCCAACCGTTGTTATTCCACCAAGTCCAACGCTCGTTGCTTGCTTGTTCTGCTTCTTGTTGAGTATTCCAATGGTTAGCATCAGAGTTATGAGCTTCGCTCCAGTCTCCATCTTGCCATTGATCTTCAGTATGCTCGGTCCAATTACCGTTTGAATTCTGTTGGGTCCAAGTACGACGTGATTGATGTTCGCCTGAAGTACCTTGTCTTTGGTTGTGTCTTTGAGTATTCATTTTATTTTATCCTTTTAGTTTTATTGTTGAAGTTGTAGTCATTATATCATCATTTGACAATATGTAAACCCTATTTGACAATTATTTTCAAATATTTTCAAATTTATCTTCAATTGACTCTTTTTCTATTGCTGGGCGTTTATCTGATTCAAGAGCTAAAACTGTTTTTCCAGGGGGTTTAATAGTTAGATCTTTAGTAAAGTCTTTACCTAGTTCTTTCTCAGCAGCACCAATACCAATTAACTTTCTGCTATAAGCTTTGTCACCTAACTTTTCAATAAGTTTAAACTCAGCATGATCATTCCATTTACGCATGGATCTACCTTCTACCAACTTATAACCTTTAAAGTCTTCACCTCGATCTAATTGCTCAAAGATTGAACCTTCAACTGCCTTTAGAAAGGACTCTATGAGCTTCTTATTTTCCAGTATGGCTTTCTTTTCGTCATCGCTTAATGATTTATCGTCTAACTCATCTATGTCTTCAAATTCAGCAGTTATGAGCTTTGTAGTAAAGTCTGCTAAGGCTTTACAATCGCCTTTAGCTCTACACCATTGACATTGTTTCTCTCCTGGTACTCTGTCTGCTTTGCCACTTAAAGCAAGATGAGCGATCTTATTTACCCAATGACTAAATTTAATCAGATCATCTTTAGTTACTTCCCATTTGGAGAAGTTATAAATCCTAGGTTGGACGATATGTAATACAAAGGTATTAACCTCATCTAAAAAGGATAATTCATTATTGATACCCAGAGCATATAATTGTGCTTGAGTATTTTTATAAGCATCAACCTTTATACCTTTGCCATATTTAAGATCAAAGATATGACAAATGCCATTATCTTCATCCAATACTGCTGAGTCTAAAGTACCAAAGCCTCCAGGGACTACATTTGAAAAATCAACTCTTTCCTCTGTCCAAAGTTCACTTGTTTTAGTCTCAAAGCTTCTAACATAATCCAGATATTCTTGAACATATGAAGCCATATCCTTTTCAACAGTTCTTTTATAGACTATTTTGCCGATATAATATTCTGCATCTCTTTTGTTCTTTAGACAAAGATCTGCAACTTCATGTGCCATTGAGCCCTCAATAGCAAAGGGACTAGATCCCTGTGGTGGATAATTCTCTTCAGCCTTTACGGAGCCAGGACAGTTGAGCCATTTACCAGATCCAGATGCGGAGAGTTTAGCGTGTGCTGTCATTTCATTCTCCCTTTAATTGTTTAGCAATATCTTTAATTTTATTTTTTGGTTCATCAGATTCAAGTTCAACCTCTAAACCCATACCTATAAATTTATCAGTGTCCTCTTCAAAGTTAAACACCGCATTACATGATTTAATTAATTTATCATTTCTACCAACGTGG